GGTGTGAGAGAAAGGGAGGAAACTCTCACACCACCTGCCTCAGGTTGCTGGCCTCGTCTAGCGAAAGGGGGAACTAGACGAGACCAGCGAAGTGACTCGCTGATTAGGCGAGGATGTTGGTGATTGCACCCGACCACGCTGGCGCACGGAAAGCAAGCGTTCCGTACTGGTAGGTCGAGATGTCCCACGACAGTTGAATCTGTGGCCATTCCAGAACAATCATGTCCTGTACGTTCACAGCCTGAACGGTCTCGCTCACGCCCGAGTCTGGGAATGGGAGGGTCTTGCTGTGGATGAGTGCCACACCTGCTGGCATGTAAGGGTGAGCAACAATGTCCACCATTTTGCCAGTTGATTCGTTCTGGATAGCAGTCACGACTGAACCAACGGTCACGCCATCTCCACCGAGGGTGTAGTTGAGGCGGTAGCCGGTTGGAGTACCCTCTTGCTGGATGCTCGCGGCCAAGGCCTTGCGAACTCCTGCGGAGGTCAGAATCATGTCTGGGTCACCGATAACTGAGGTGTAAAGGCTGTAGAACGCCGTCTGGAACTCGTCTCCGGGGACGCTTGTTGAAAGCGCGCCGTTGAGAGACCTTGTGTAACCAGATGAAGCACCAGTCAAGGTTGAAACGAAACCGTCGTAGCCAAGGCTGTTGCCCGAACCGTTGTCCGCCGAGGTGCTTGGCAAAGCCGAGACCGTGGTGAACAAGGTTGGGGTAGTTCCGTTGGCAAGATTGGTCGTTCCCTTGTAGTACGTACCCGAGTAGTTCACGTAGGTATTCACGGCCACAACGCCAGCAGGAAGCGCGCCAGTGAAGGCAATCGCGATACCTGAAGTAGCGGTGGTGGTCGGAGTACCCGAAGCGGTGATGGCCTGTGACTCGCCCTGTGAGGACGACAAGGTTACGTAGACAGCGGTAGCGGTAGCGGCTGGCAAGCCAGTAGCAGCGGAAGCGACGTTGGTCGCAGCAGCCGAGATACCGGAGATGCTCAGAACCGAGGCGCGTCCGTTCAGCATGTTGCGCTCTTCACCGAGCATGTGCGCCCAGATAGCAGAGGTGTGCGACAACTGACGGAGGTCGGTGTAGCCCTGACCAGCGAACTGAGCCGTGAGGTCTACTTGGTCCGACACACCCTGATTGACGTGCGACAAAACAATCTTGTCGGCAGCGTATGAAATCTTGGATGGGCGGTTAAGTGAAACTCCACCGAAGGTAGCGGACGTGCCAGTTGGGTTGAAGAACGTGGACATGTTGGCAACGCCACCGGTGTTGGAGTTGGTTACACCGAGAATGCGACGGAACTCGTACGCCTGACCAATGCCACCGATGCGTGAAACTGAGTTACGCAGGATGAATGAGCGAGGAACGAGAAGAGCCAGCGCAGGGTCAAGGTCGTAAGGTACGAGACCAGTAACACCGGAGTTGCTGTTGTTCAACGGGTTGGTGAGGGTCCACTCGGAGCCGGCCTTAGTTACGTCCTGTACTCGGTCGAGTGCGGAGGTGATGTCGGCAACCTGCTCTGCGTTCATTCCCTTAGTTACAACGTCGCGGATTTCGCCAATGCGGTCAGCGACCGTGGCGTTCTTAACGAGGCTGGAACCGTTGAATGAAACTGAACCTGTGCGAGCGGCCTGAAGAGCCTTGCTCTGTGAAATGCTCAAGGCGGACTTGTACGCCTCGAAGCGGTCAAGACGCTGTTCAGCAGGGAGTCCGCCGAACAGTTGGTCCATAGTTGGGGCTGAGAAAGCCATTTTATTTTCTCTCCTATGAGATGGGTAGGGGTTTAACCTCGAAGAACTTTTTTCGCGTCGGCTTCCGTGTCGGCAGCCTTAGCCAAGTAAGCACTCTTCAGGGTGGGGTCGGTAACGTCTTCTGCAATTTTGCGGTAGCGAGCCGCTTCTGCTTGTAGCCGTTCAGCGTCAGCGGATTTCGCCACTTGGCTGTTTGTTGCGCGAAGGACTGGTCCTCCGGGTGTTGCCATCTCACGCACTTCGTCGAGGGACGCTTTTAGCAAGAGAACTTGCTCTTCCGTCTCTGATAAAGCCGCCTTATAGGTGGCAATCTCCTCATCTACGCCGAGAGCCTTGCGGATTTCGGTACGCAGTTCAGACTTGGTTTCTTCCGTAGCGTTTTCGCTGGAAGCAGATTTGATTAGGTCGGCAGATACGCCGAGTCCGATGTAAGCCATTGTGTCATCTCCTTGTGATTCCATTTCGCTTTCTGCGAACGGTTCGGTTGTTTCGTTCTCGGCGGCCTCGCCATCCCACCAGTTCAGGAACGTGTTGAGTGAAGAAAGTAGAGCAGCGACATCGCTCATTTCGTTTTCTTCACCGGAAGCCATCTCGTCAAGTTCTGCCTTAATGAGTGCTATTAGTGAAGTGCGAACCGCCTCTAACTGAGCAGGGTCGTGCTGCATCTTTTCAACATCGGCTACGGACTTGAGCGTGTCGGCGATAACGGCGACGTTAGGGGTAGGCGCGTTAATTTGGCCCGCCTTTGCTCCGGGCAAGGATGACTTTTGGGTAGTCCAGTCGGCCGATGATGAGGTTCCTGCAGCATGTCGCGAAGCCTTAAAAGCCTCATAAGCCGTGCTGACTGAGTCGGCCGATGGCGCACTTGCTGCGGCTCGGTGTGCATCTGCGGCTTTTTGGTTTTCCCTTGCGGCGTCGGTGTGTGCTGTCACCTCTTCGTCCGACCGATTCCCCGAGTATTGCTGGGCGGCCATCAGGTGTTCCTTGGCGGCTTGTTCATGCATTTGAGCAATGTTTTCGTGTTCCTCAGGTGACATACCTATTTTTGCAGAAGAACTAGCCGCACTTGCAGATTGCTTGCGCGCATTTTCGCTGTGCTGATTTCCACTGCGAGGGCCGGAGCCAGGACCACCTTTTTCGAGGTCACCCTCTACCGACTTGTCTTCTTCGCGGTGGGCTTCCGCGTTCGCGCCTTGAATCTTTGCTGGCATTTCAGGAGCGTGTCCGGAGCCGTCGCATACAGCGCAGGTTTCGTTTGTGTCCACCATCGCGCCAAGCCCGTTGCAGGCTGGGCATAACTTAACGGAAGGGTATGGGTCGTCTGAGTCTTTGTGTGACGCGTCTTCATTGACGGTTACGTCTTGGTCCATAACAGTTGGGCCGTGTCCGCGCTGAGTGTCGGGAATAAGTGGCTCAAGGTCAATTCCCTTGACGATTTCTAAGTCCCCTCCATTAACAGACTTGGCGATTTCGGCAACGCAGGTTGGGTTCGCTGGTCGGTCTACTAACGACACCTCAACAATTTGTCCGCCGACAATACGACCTCCGGGAGCGGCAGCGTCTTTGACGATTCTTGCGCCTTTAATGCCGATGGAGTATCCCTTGAGAACACCCTTCTCCACTTTTCGTGCCGTGTTGTCATCAACAACTTCGGACTTCAACATCCAGTCATCACCGTCTGCTGCTAGTTCAATTCCGACGCCAGCGGCAATCGAACTGTGCATTTCACGTACGTTCGCGCCAGTAGCCAACCACTGTGGCATCGCGGTCTTGAGCCAGTCCTCGTCGCAAATCTGCTGGTCGAGGTCGAGGTCTGGTCCGGTGGCCTTGCCGAATACGAACAGAGAGCCGTCATCTCCACGCTTGAAAGTTAAATCACCGAAACCTACGTGAGTGATGTCTTGGGCCATTATGAATTACCTCTTCTTATTCTTCTGTCGAAACTTGGTCTTCGGGAACTACGCCCAACACTACACAACGGCAGTTCGGGTGCGCTGGTGGAACATCGTAGCCGATGTCGTGTACGCCCGTCTCTCCCAGACACTCCGGACACGCGCCGTCGTAGGAATACCATTCAAACTGTGTAAGACCGGCGGAACTGTATTGGTCTACCGCTGCCTCGTTAAAGGCGCGGTTAGTTTCCGTAACGGTAATGGTCATAGCCTTGTCTGGGTTATCTATAACGTCGGAAAGGTTGGAAGAGATTTCGCGAGCCGTAAGACCTTGTGCAACGCCGTCGGCAATAGTGTTTCCAATGCGGTCGTAGGCTGTCTGCTTAACGTCTTTAAGGCTGATGCCAAGCCTGTCCATAGTCGCGGCGAACCTGCCCCCGTCTAGCATCGCGGCCGCTCTTGGGCTTCCAGGAGTCCAGTCATTCCAGTTGAACTCAACCGCCGCTTGAGCCATTTCGTAAGAGAGGCTGGCCTTCGCTCCCATCTCCTTAACAGCGTAGGCCGTGCCAACGTAACCGGAGTCAAGGTACACCTGGGCAATCTTTTCGCTCATTTTGGTCAAGTTCATTTTGACGGTCTTGTTCACGATGCTGATGATGTCTGGTCCGGCTTTTTTCTCCGTTTTCACGGCTTGGGCAACGGCCTCGTCTAGTCCGGTGAACGCGGACGCGTACGCCTCCTGAACGAGCGGTGCGTAATGCTTTTCTATTTGGTCTTTGTAACTGGCTCCGGGAAGGTCGGAGTACGAAACTTTATTTAACTCTGCCCCCGTCGCTTTGCCATTATTGCGCTCTTCTGCGAATGACGGCAACTCTACGCTCGGAGACCAGTCTTTCGGTATCCAACTTATTCCCATTATCCCACCTGCTTCAGTTTGACTGTTACCGGAGTAGGGCCGTAAGGACCATCTCCCCGTTCCCCCACTGATAATACTTGAAAGCGGCCACCGGAAATAATTTCCTTCTCGTTCGGAAACGCGCTGTAGTCTGCGACGTTGAGCCCTTTCGCTCCGGTTTCTACTTGAAAGACTACCGGCTCTGTTTTCGTGCGACCTTGTGCCGTGAAGTCTCTAGCAACGCTCACGTCCGTGGTGAAAGAACTCAATGGCAAGTCAATAACCCCAGTAGCCAGTTGCCTTTGTAGGTCCCCGAACTCCTGTATGCTGAAACCAGCCCCACGGTAGACTTCGCTGTCAATCGCAGGAGCATTGTTGAGCAGAGTTGCAATCTCCGCAGTCACGGCCTTCACCTCAGGGTCAGTAATCGTTTTACCGCTTTGGTAATCGACAAGTCCCGTCCTGATTCTTTCAACACCGCCTCTTTGTCCGGTCCACATGGACATCGCAGCGACTAGGTTGTCGTGTTCTTTCGTTCCACCGAAACGCTCATCTAACTCCGTCGCTCCCATTCCGCCGAGAAAGGCCTGCTGGACTTGGTTGAGTCCGCCTCCACTGCCAAATCTGCCTCTCGCGTCTCGCTCTTGGTCGGGGTTGTAGTCCTTAGTAAGAAGTCCAGAGGTTTCTTTTGGGGTATCTTTTATCTGCCCTTCAACAAACTCGATAGCCCATAGAGCGAACTTTTCCGGCATGGGTCTGACACCCTTGCTGATGAAGTAACCCTCCTCGTTCAACTTTTCTGCGACGGACTCCTCAACGGTAGAGAAGTCAAACGCTCGCCAGTTGCCACGCTTTGTACGCGCTTTAACGAATTGTGCGAAGTCTCGCATTTCATCCGCCACGACGGACTTGCTACTTACACCAGTTTTGTCTTCTTCGCTCTTACCGTCACTCGGGTTAGGTGTTTCTTGACCGACTTCCGTGCTTTGTGCGCTTTGTGTGTCTTGGCCCTGTGTCGCTTCGTCATTGGCCGCTCCTTCTGTCTTTTGCCCTATAGTTTCTCCGGACTGGCTCATCTCAAGTTGGCCCTTGAGGAATGTTGGTGCGCCACCTGCGCCGAGAATGAACGGCTCATCCGCCTCTGGCATGTCGTACAAGGGCAAGCCAAGTTCGCCGCGAACGTCGTTCAGGGTCATCTGCGCTGACGAGAGAGAGGTCTGGTACGCCTTAGCCTTACTCTCCATCTGCTGAACGTTGTCGTCAGTATCGTCGAAAGAGAACGTAACGTTCTTGTCCGTTCCGAGGAACCGGCGAGAGAGCGTGTTGATAGTCTCAATCAAGAACCCCTCAAGCGGCTTTTGAGAGATGCTCAAGGCGGACTGTGCTTCACCAGCGCGCTCACCTGAGCCACCGAGTCCGGAGCGAGCAACAACGCCAAGCGCGCTAGGGGCAACTCCGAAGATGGTTGCTATACGCATAATTAAGAAGTGGTCGTAAGTGTCTTTGTACCGCTCATCAACGGTAGGAGCGAAGATGGGCTTGAACCCCTTAGGGAGAACTTTCATCCGGTGACGCTCTGAAGTCTGGCCGCTCATCCGGTCGTTAAAGATGCGCTCAAACGCCGCGAGCCGCAAGTGGTCCATCTCATCGGAGTCCGTCTCGAAGAACGCGAGGGGTGCTGCGCCATCTTGGTACTCGGATTTCATCCAACGCTGACGCTCTAGGTAAAGTGTCGCGGCCGGTACTGCTTCTTCTACCGCGCTGAATCCGTAAGGACTCCAAGTACGGCGATTACGAACGAAGTAGGCCAACTGGTCTCGGAGGTATTCGTTATTCTTTCCCGGACCGTTAAAGAACTCCCCGTCACTCTCCTCGGTTGATTGGTATTCTCCGCGTGGAAAGCCCCAGAGGACTTGCTGAAAGGCCGGACTAGGAGGTGCTGGTATTGCGCCTCGGTTATCCAACAGGACTTTTATGGTAGGAGCGTCAACAATTTCAAACCCGATTACTTCTTTGCCTAAGTTGTAGCGAGGATAGACGGGAGTGCCGTCAAACACGAAGTGCTGCCATAAAAACTCAGTCATCCACTCGGAGAACGTGCGGCCTAACTGTGGGTAAGGGTTTTCCCAGAACTCGCGAAGACTTGTTATGTCTTTCGAGTATTTGTCGCGAGCGATACCAGCAGCCTTAGCGTGGGAACAATTTTCGTCCGCCATAATTTGGTTGATAGTGGAGTCTTCAATAGTGAAGGACCAGTTCAGTTTCACAACCTCTGCGACCTTGATTTCAATGCTTCTGTGAATGATGTCTATCTGGTCTGCCATTGAGCGAAGAACTGACCACGGAGTAGAGCGTTGATTTAAGTCAAGGTTCCACGCGACGGGGTATTCCCAGATACGGGGTAGCGCGCGCCCAGAGTCGTCGAAGACAGGGTCAAGAGGCGCAGGCAGGAATGGTGCTGCTGGTCCGAGTTGTGAGCCGAAGTCGGTCGCTGGCCGAGGAAGGGGGTTGGCTTGCAATCCGGGAGTTTGTAGTAGTCCTTGTCCGCCGCTACGCTCCATGTTTGATGGCTGTGCTGCCGTAGCGTTTGAGTAGCCGCTGTTTCCGTACGGCGTGTTACTCATGCTATTACCGGCCTTAGATACTTCCTCTACGATTCGCTGAACTAAAGCGTCTTCGTTCTTTTTGCGATTAAATAGAGCCATTATCCCTCGTGTCGGTTGGTGATTATTGTAGTGGCTGACCGCAAGACGCGCAGGTTGCAGAGCCTACCTCGTTCGGCATACCGCAGTCTAAACAATTTGGAGCGACCGACGCGAACCACTGGGCCGCTGATGAGCCGGTCCCGATGTCGAGAGCAGTGAGTCCGTGAACGAGCGCGTCAAGCCGGTCCGGTGAGAAGTCCGACTCTCCATCAACCCAAGTAGTCATCTGCTCTTCAAGTTGTGGGAAGTAACCTTGGTGGCTAACTCTACCCTGCTCGTACAGCGCGCTAATCGGCTCCGCTCGTAATCTTTTGCCTCGTTTGGCTACTACGCCTCGGTAAGGAATTGTTGGCCGTAACTGTTTAATGATGGTCTCAATCATCTCTCCACCCATGTTTGTCTCACCGACGATGCGCGATGCTTGGAACTCATCGAACGCGTCAATGGCTCGCTGCGCCCATCCTGCCGGAGACAACTTACAAGTACGGTCTGCGAGTACGTATCCGCGCCCGTCTATTCCTTTCCCGACTACGACGATGCCGGTTTCGTCCGAGTCCTCGTTGCTGGTGGCGGCTGGGTCAATGGCTACCACTACCCTTACCATCTCCGGTACGACGCTGGTCCTTGCGTTCTCAATGTCGGCCAAAGTCCATAACGCTCCGGGAGTGTCCTCCAAGACTTCCGCATAAAGTTCCTGTCGGCCCAAGCGAGTACCTTCGTATCGGTCCCTGAACTGTTTCAGCGCGGATGGAGCAAGGTTCGCAGCGTTGTCGAAAGTGGAGCCGCGGACGGTCCTTACAGAGCCGTCTGTTCGCGCCAACAATTCCTTAATGATTCGCTTCGGCTGAGGCGTGGTCGTAATGATGGTCTTCGGATGCGCGCCTAAACGGAGTGTGAATTGGAGTTGGTCGTAAGTTTCCGCGTATTGCCAAGAGGCCAACTCGTCACACCACGCTCCGTGAAACTGGGGACCACGCAATCGGTCTGGCTCCTGCGCCGAATACAACTTCAGCCGGCTGCCGTTTTTCAATCGGAGTTCGCTGGTTGAGCGGTTGTAATTCTCAAGCGCGCCGTACCTACGGAGGATTGGCACGAGGCCGGACTCTCCTTCCGCACAGGTGTCTCTAACGTCACCGAACGTAGCACCGACAACAGCCCATCTGGTGTTAGGGCTTTTAATCGCTTGCCACGCTATCCACTCCGCAGCGGTTCGCGTTTTACCTGCACCGCGACCGGCCAAATAGAGCCAGACGGACCAGTCATCTTCAGTCGGAAGTTGTTCCGGTCTCGCTTGCTGCGCTTCCCAAAGCACCCTGCTCGCCGCTATCTGCGCTAACGAGTAATCGGGTGAGCCGTTGGACTTCGGACTCAATGGTTCCTGCGTCATAAACTACTGCCTCCATTTGCACCTTCGTAGGCGCGTAAAGTCCTAAATACTGCGCTCGCTGTGCCATTATTTTCAATACTCTGTCCACAGCAGGATACTCGCCGTTGAGTGCCTTAGGCCAGACTGCCCTCTGTAATCTATCGAGTCGGTCTAACTCCATCTCCCGTAATTCCTCGGAGCCGGCCGAGGTCAGTGTTCTCTTTAACGCGCGCCCGTAAGCGAGGTATGCGCCTTGTGGAGTGGCGTACCCGGTCGCTCTAGCAATCTCCTCGTAAGTAGCACCGGCCCTGCGTAGTTCTAAGACTTGTCGCTCTTTATCTAGTAACTCTGGGTCCGGATTTCTAGCCATAAGTATCTACTGTATCTTAGGTTTTTTGCCTCTTTGACGTACACCTAAGTGCGAGCCGTGAGGATGGTTTGCTTTTTCTCGTACCGCTAACCATTGAGGCCAGTTGCTCACTAAGTAATCAACGTCTGCCATTTTTTGAACCATGCGTTCGTCCATAGTGCCGTATCCGCCTTTGGTGTATCTGCGACAGTCGGGAAGAATCCAGTTGTCGATGAACACTATGCCGGTTTCGGTCAGGTTGATAGCAGTAAAGCAGTAATCGTCAATGGTTTGCACAACAGGGTCATAGCGCATGTGAGACTTCCTCACAATAATCGCCCTGCCGTCCACGAGAACGTTGGTTTTGTAGTGGCTCTGCCTGAACATCGGGTTGTCCATGTTGCAGAACCCAGCGAGATAGCACCCGGACGCTTCAGCGACTTTAGACAGTGCCTCTGCCCTCATCAGGAACTTTGCCATTGTTATCGGCGTGTCGAAGCGTTCTTTGTATTTTCTTTGATTGGCGTAGTTGATTGGCAACGGCGATTGCGCTCGGTCGTAATTGCTCAACTCGGTAATCGCTTTAAGGTCATCTACAAGCATCAAGCACCACTCCCCTTCCTCAAGCCGGTCAAGCACCCAGTTACGATTACGCGCCAAACCTTTTGGTTCTCCCGTGGCAATAATGCGCTCCTCTTTTACCAACCCACCTTCAATAAAGTTATTCTTTTGCTCTTCCGTGTGGCACAGAACCGTGTGTTCTATTCCTTCGTTCTCTAACATCTGCGAGGTGGTGATGCTGTCGTAGCGGTCGTAAGTGAATACAAACACCTTCATCGGAGACGCTCTTCCCGTTCCTCTTGAAGCCCTGAGAAGGTCTGTGAGCCTTGCTTTTTTTTGAGGTGGGGAATGTTGTTCACGACGATTCCTATCCGGTTAGAAGGCAACGTAGCGGCCAATAGGTCGCTCTCAGTCTGGTCAGCGTATCCGGCTGCCTCAAGTGCCTCAAGAGTTGGGAATACGTCAGCGTGTCTGTCGTTGTCTTTATCTACCAAGTGGTCCTGCTTTCCGCCCATTGAGTAGATGAGTGTGAAGTTTTTGGGCCGCTTCATCCCCTTGGTCATCTCTACCTCTTTGGTGTAGGCGTAGAACAGCACATCGGGAGTGGCCTCGGCGATGGCTAACCAGTCCGCGTAATACTGCCGGCTAAAGAAATCACCGGAGTCGTGGATGCGAACGGACTTTCCGCCTCTGTATCTTTTGTCCTTCATCTCCTCAATCATTCGCGCTGTCCACGCTTCAGGGTCAGATAGGTATAACTCAAGGTTGCGCGTGTGAGCCGCTTTCACGTTGCTGAAGTTGTAAGTTCCGCTACGCGCGTAACACAATTTGGCGCAGACCCCAGCGTTCGGGCAAGTTACAAAGTTCCTCCCGTCTGATAGGCGCGTGTTGAGCGCAGGTATGGACCAAGTGTAAATACCGTCCGCCGCTAATTCTCTGTTGCCCTTCTTGAGCAGGTAATCCATACTTCCCTCTCTTGAGTTGTTACTTAGTCGCGCGAACCTTAGCGGACTGGGCTTCCTCTTCTCGGGAGCCTCTGTCTACTATTCCGGCCTTCGTGTACCAAACAATGGTGAAGCGGTAAGCGTCGTTTCGCTTTTTAACGAATGGCGTTACGCCGTGCCAAGCGGCTTGCCCGTCAAATCCAGAGATGGAGCCGTCAGGGATGCCGAAACAAACGTCGTATTCTGGTAGGTGAAGCCCACCGCCACTGATGCCGTCCTTAATTCCGAGCATGTTGTTCCACGTTCCCTTAATGTTCATTGAGTCTTTGTGGTAGGGCAGCGCGGCTGTGTTGTTAATGATGCCCGACGTGAACGGCGCACCGGCGATACGCCAGTCTTGGTGTACGCCTTCGGTTAAGGCCAAGTGAGACCCGGCTTTTTCCGGCGCAACCTCGCAGAATAAGTCCCAAGAAATCTTCGTGAACTCTTCCAACAGTCGGAACGCTTCCGGCTCGGCGTTGTTGAACGACGCGTCCGACACTCCGTACCTGCGTCGTAATGGCTGCGGTGCTGTGTAACCGAAGACACGGCTTTCGTAGTTCATTCCTGATAGTCGCGCTGCGCCTGTTTTACTCTTTGCGCTGTCGTACTTAACTTCAAACCTCAACCACCGGCCAAGTTCCCTTTTCAGGTGTTGGTGCTGCTCTGGCAAAATAACCTGAAAGGCGATTACCTCACCGGTCTCCGAGTCAATGAGTTTAACGCTCTCATCTGTGCCAATCATTTCTGGCGCGTGGTGATTACGGTCACGCCGCTCCCAGCCGGCCTTCGTTACTTCAATGATTTTCATAGCGTGTTTTGTAAGTGCGTGAAGATAGCGTCGCTGTTGTTGTCTGTTCCCGTGAAAGCCCGGAGTTGTGCGAGTAAGGCAATCGCGGCCTCGTACTGCGCCTCTGGGTACGGCAATACAACCGAGCGGATACCTCTGGCCTCAAAGTCCGCCGTGCGTTCTGACGCTGACGTGCCTGCTTCGAGTGTGCCGATAGAACCCTCTAGTCGGAAGAGTAAGTCGTCAAGGTCGTCCCCGTCGAATCCCGTACCCTCAAACTCAAGGTCCGAACTTGCCAGTTCCTGAAGGAGAGACGCTAATGCGCCGTCATCATAAGTCGCTAGGTCATTAGCACGGTTGTCCACTAGAAGAATACGCGCGGCTTGGTCGTCATCCACGTCAATGTAAGTGACGGAGATTTCTTTCCAGCCAAGTGCTTGCGCCGCCTTCCAAGTGTGGTTGCCAGCGAGAATGTAGCCCGTTGATTTCTGCGCCACGATAGGCCGGTACTGTCCGTGAAGGTTCAGGCTCTCAACGATGGCCCCGACATCGCCTTGGCGGACGTTCTTAGGGTGAAGGGTGAGTGTGTTTAGTGCTACGTTCTGGATTTCAAGCATCGCAGTCCTTTCTGTTAAGGACAGCATACTCCCATCACCGCGTACCGGCTATACCAACTCGCTTCGGCCCTAGATTTAGGGCAGGTCTGCCGGCGTGTTGGGAAACCTAACCACGTAGTAATCGTCAAACCAGCCGCTTTGCCAGTCTGGGCTGTTCCGGTCTGGCTCTGGGTCGGTGGCGTAAATGTAGTCCCACGCCGACTCAAAGTTAGGGAATGTTTTGCCTTTGAAGCAGGTATTTCCCATCCAGTCTTTGATTGTCCACTTCTGTGTTGCCATTAGTCCTCCTCTAACTCAATGTTGAATGCTGCCGCTACTGCTTTCATCCCGGATTTCAGGCTGCGGAGGCGTCCGGCGTTGAACTCGAATCCTTGGACTCCCATCCCCATTCGGTCTTGGCAGTACGAGATAACGTCTTCTGCTCGCTCCCTCGTCATTTCAATTCGGTGGACGGACTTGGTGGAGTTGATTACTTTCCACCCAGCCGGGTCGTCCATACTGGTGTCTTCGTACTCATAGACGAAGTTGTTTCGTAGCGTCACTACAGTCATTGGTTCGCCTCCCCTATTGAGTCTTGAGTCGCTAACGCGCGCTTGTGTGAGGCTGCTAGACGCTTCTCGGCTTGCTCCTGCTTCTTAGCGAGGAACTCTAACTTCTGCTCCTTCGTCCACGACCTCGGGAACCGCCAAGTGCGCTGTGTAGGGTCGTAGGTATTGCCGTGACAACGGAAACAAATTCCGTAGGTGTGAACCGTTCCGACACCCCAGCAACGAGTACACGGAACGTATCCAGTCTTCTCGGGCTTGGTCGCAGCAGGGTCAGCCAAGTGGTTGAATGCGGTGACGTTGAGTTTGCTCCAGTCGGTAGCCATTAGTTCGCCTCCTTCGACTGGAACTCGTTTGACCACTTAGCGGAAAGGTTGCTAACCGCAGTCCAGATAGTGTTCCCCTCAGCGTCCTTAATTCCGGCCTTAGCCTTGCCGTAGTTGTCCTCGCCTAACCAGAAGACGACACCTTCGGTTCCGATAGGGGTCTTACGTCCTCGAACTACAACGATTTCGGTTCCCTTAAGAATCGCTCCGTTCGCCTCGTTGTATGCGCTCACTAACTCGACGTGAGCAGAGCGACCGGTGTCGCAGACGTGAAAGTCCGAACTCCAGCACATAAACGTAAGATTAAGACCAACACGAGGGTCGTTTAATACCCTTTGGGTCTTTCCGTCTCGGATGATTAGGAGAACGTCCTCGTGGCAGTTGTCACACTTAGCCACCTGCGCGTTGTCCGAGTGATTAGTTCCGGCGCACCGAACGAACCGTTCAGCGCGCTTGGTGTAAGTAGGCTTGACTGCGGTTACTGCTTCCATCGGCAATTCCTCCTGCGGCGGTTACTGGACTTCACCACCACGTAAATAAACTTATCAGATAGCCGTCAGGCGGTCAAGTATTTAGGGCCCCGAATCTTCAGGCACTGCTCGGGTTTTAGAGGTTTCTTGAAAGTTTTTTATTTATTCGGTCGAAAGTCGTTCAACCGCTCGGTCTCAATGACCACAAACGGCCCGTGAACATTCACGCAATGCGCCTCCGCAGCGGAGAGAGCGGTCGTCACGGATGATACGTCTATGTGGTCTGCGAACAACGAGCCAAGCGCGACATCGCCGCCAGTGCCAACGGCAGTGTACGCATACTCTCCGTCCGACATTACCTCTACCACGGATAGGTCCTCGCCTACCTCGTACAGTCTCTCATTCTCAATTACGAGGATGGTCCACTCTTCCTCCCTTGTCTTGAACGACTCCGCGAACTTGTGTACGCTTGGCCTTTGCATCCGGCCGAACATCTTGAAAGCGTCTTGTCCTACGCGCCACGAGCCACAAAACCCAACAAGCACATCACCGAATTGTTGAACTTTGGGAGTTGCCGATAAAACGTAAGTACCGCCATCCGTGCTGATGGAGTCCGCTCCCATGTAGCAACCCCCGACGGTAATCAGTCCGACGAGACAGGTCACTTTGTTAAGAACGCGAGCAAAAGCATTATCCCAAGTCCAACGCTTAGTCCCCATAAAACTTCTATTAAGTTTCTGTAGTTCATCGAAGATAACGCTTTCTAACGCGGTCGGTTTGAAGACTATACACTTTCGGGAGGTTTATTCCTACACTTTGGGAGACTACTGGCAAGCCTCGCAGTATTCGGGATTCTCTAGTGAGCAGGCAAGGATTTCCTCGGGGGTCAAGGTCACGCCGTTGGTGTAGTCGATTTCGTTCATAAGGTTGTTTATCCTATACCTTTAACGCTGCTCCGGCCGTAACCGGAAAGGCCGGGTTGGTCCGGCTGGCTCAATGCGAACTCCACAATGAGGACAGAATACGCTCGTGAAAGGCCGTTCAACCTTGTTGCCCCAATAGTCCGTGACTATCTGAACGTGCTTACAACTTTTCACTTAGCACCTCTTCTAACTGGTCGAGTAGCACGATAGCATCAAGATTTGCGTAATTGGTTGCAACTCGTGCAATGGCACACCAACACGGTTCTTGTCGCCATTGTAAATTGCGCCTTTACCCCACAGTTCACTTGCCATGCCGCCGCCGAGAAGCCTGACCCTGCTGGCTTCACCAACACCAAGCGAACACGATTCGCAAGAACAGTTATAACCTTCAGCAAGTTTGCTTTCAGCCCACAGCACCAAGCGATTGCGTTCATAGTCTTTTCTGTCAATAGGCATCTTCATGCCAGTCCTGCGCCACTTAATTTCTAGTTCAGTCTTGACCCACAGCCCATCTGGTAAATCTGAATACAAATGATGGTGATTNGTCCAG